CAGCCATATCACCTTTTGTAGATACAATACCTCTTTCGTGAAAACCTGGTGATGTTAATAATTTTAACTTTCCTAATAATACTGGACCATCCCACCAAATATCAGTAATCATATGTGATACTCTATCTAAATCTATTAATGAAGATTCTGGGTGGTTAAGTTCCGAAAGCGAAGTTCCTTTCTCAATCATTTTTTTATAATTATCAGCTTCTCTTTTTAGAATTTTTTCCGGATATACTCTTCCGTTTCTATTTGGTGTATTATATTTTTGTAAAACAGCATAGAATTCAAATGGTTTTGAATGGTCTAAAAAAGACTTGGATTCCATTATGAAATGGTTATTCTCACTCTTTGGGTTAATATAACCGGCATCGTATTCAATAAGAATTCCCCTACCTATTTCGTTTGGTGCTAAAATTTTCATAATTAAATTTTATTATAAATATTAAACCTTTTCGGTTTTTACTACGGCAACCTTGGAATTTCCATTTTTTGTTAAATAAAATTTAAAATATTCGTTATTTGTGAATACATCTGAAAATATGTCTTTTGTTAATTTTTTTAAATTTCTTTTTAGAATCAACGATTTAAAATCGACCTCATCATTTAGGAATAAATTAATTTCTAAATTCATAAATGATTTCTTTTTTAATTGTAACCCAGATGTTCTTAAATCTAAATCGACGATAAATTTATCATCAAACATTGTTTTATCAATATGTTCATATACAGAATGTTTCACAGCTCGGTTTAAGTTTAACACAACACGACTCCAATTTTCGGTATCTTGTTTTGGTTCAACCCAAGTTTGAATGTTTAAGTATAGTGATTTAAATTCTTTTGAATCAACAGTTCCAAAATGAACCTTTGATGTTCTAAAACCAGTTAGTTTTATTGTTTTTCCTTTTTTCATAAATATTTTTCATGCGTTTGTGGTTTATTTAATGAAAATTTACATATTATTGTTATATATATCAAATATAATAAAAAATTTATGTTAATAGTTAAAGTAAATAAGGGTGGGATTGAAAGAGCACTCAAGGAGTTAAAAAGTAAGGTTATTAAAACCAGACAAAATAACCAATTAAACGAAAAAAAAGAATATAAAAAAAAATCTGTCAAAAATAGACAGATTTTAAATAAGGCAAAATTTAAAGAAAATTTTACAAATCTATAAATCCCTTTCCAGTTCTTTTAGTTTCAAATAGTTTAACCTATCAAAATTTTCGACCTGAACTTTTTGAATTGTTTCATCTATTTTTGTTAATACTTCTTTATTGTCTTCGTTTTCTTTAAGTTCTGTAAGTTTTTCAACAACACTTTCTTTAAGTAAATCAAACTTAACTTGTAGTTTTTCATCTGATTCTTTTAATATGTTTTTAACTTTTAATCTTTCAGATTCACTTAAAGTTAAGATATAATCATTAATTGTTTTATTCGCAGTTTCAACAATCTCATCTAAAGTTGCGTTAATTTCAACTGGTGTTTCGATTGATTTCTGTAAGTTTTCAGAGATTAGATTTCTACTTTTTAGTTTATTTTCAAGTAATGCTAAATTTGATGAAAATAGATTATCAATATTTTCATAATTATTTTCACTTTTTACTTCACTAACCCAAAGTTCCAATTCTTTAATTTCATTTGGTGAAATTTTGTTAGTAGTATTTTCGAATATAGTAATACATTCGTTAATAAAACTTTCAGCTAAATTTTTATCCAATCCTTTATTTGATGATAGTTCATCATATAGAAAATATAATTTTTTGATGTTTTTGTTTTTTAATACTAATTCTTCAAAAACAAAGATTTGATCCTTGAATGAGTTTTTAACAAAACTTTCAGTTAAAATATTTTCTATTTTACTTTTTATAATACCAAATTTCATTTTAATTTTTTTTAATAAATATTACCCATTTAGTAATTTATCCAATTCTTTTTCAATATCACCTAATGAATTCCTACCTTTTGATAAATCAATATAATCATCTTCCGTCAAATTATCACTTTCTAAAAGTATGTTGTAATTTCTTTTTTCAACACTATCCATCATAGGTTCTCCTCCCGGAGGTGGTGGTGGTCCACCAGCTTCTCCACCTGGTGCTGGTGGTGGTGCTCCACCTGATGCTGCTCCACCAGCGGTTACAGTTTCACCAGACACAGTTTTATATAACTTGTCGATATTATCAAACATACCAGTATGTGTAATAACGGTTGCTGTATTAGCCAACTCTGCAGCCACAGCTCTTTCCATTCTAACTTGTTGGATTTCAAGTTTAATTTCATCATCCGAAAATCCGAATATATGTTTTTTAGCCCAAGTTGCAGAAGTTGGTTGTAATGTGTTTGGAATTTCAGTTACCATATCCTTATATAGTAATATTTTTTCTTTCCAAACTGAAACCATAAGTAAATCAGCTTGTTTAGATGGATTTGTCAATCCTAATGTGAAGTTATGTAATTCGTCTTCAAAACCCAATAAAAATAAATGAATGATTGCAATTTTATTTAATTCGGCAATCATACTTTTTTGTATTTTATTGATTGTTCTAGCAAAACGAATATCAAGTAAAGATAAATTATCTCCATTACCAACCGGTTCTTCAAAACCTAAAAATGCTTTTGGTATTCTTAAAGCTGTTACAAGTTTTTTCTGAATATATTCAATATCGGCTATTTCAGATAAGTTTTGAGCACCCGGTAATGTTTCAATTGGCATTGTTGCTGCAGGATCTCTAACTGGAATAAAATAATCTTGGTCTACGGCCATTTGGTTAAATCGTAAATCAACATTACCAGTTTTAGAATCAACAACTTGGTCTCTTTTAAATTTGTTTGCAACACGCTGCACATATGCCTCAACATCCTTATCATCCATATTACCAACAAATACTTTAAATACCCTTCTTTCTGGTGCTCTTGATGTTCGATATATTAACATCGCATCTTCAGCTAAAACTAATTGTTTCCAAATTCTACGAGCTTTCTCAAGCATTGATGTTCCATATGGAAGTTTTCGATCATCACCGAGTAATCTGAAATGAGCCATTTCCCAAGTGTTGAACTCCATATCTTTGTTTTTCCAAACAAACTTTAAATTTTTGTTTTTAAATTGGACTTCTGGACCTAAAACTGAATTCATTGTTCTTGCTTCCATACCTCTCTCCAATCTTTCAATTTCAATGTTTGGAAGTTGTAAACATCCAACAATACCTTTTTCAGGGTCTAATTTTAGATAAACAAAATTATCACCATATTTACAAGTATTTCTAACCCACATTGGTAAGTTAATTGCGATATCTAATACATTATTAAATAAATCCGTTAATATTGATTTAATTCTTTTTGATTCAGAATAAATTTGCAATACATAACCATCTTGATTTGGTGTTGTTGATTCTTCTGAATATATGTCAAGTGCTGTTGAAATTTCTGGAGTATATTCCATTGATTCATAATCATAAAACGCTGAAATCCTATTTGGTTCGTAATACACCGCTTGAGCGTATAAATTATTTTCAATTTTTTGCCATTGATTACTTAAAAATAAAGTTTGTTGATATTCAAGTTTTTCTTTTTCGTATTCTTGTTTATTTGGTGTTTTTAATAAAACAGTTTTATCTAATTTCACACTTGATTGATCCATATTTAAAAGTGAGTTTGGACCAAATGTTTTTGATAGTTTCTGCCAAATAGTTAGATTATTTTTTTCCATATTTAAAATTTACCTATATTTCTCCAATACTAAATGTTTAACACCAAATTAGTCTTGAATTATCTTGTGTTGTTAATATTTCAAATTGTTGAGTCTCAATATTACAAGTTTCGACAAATTGAGTTGTTGTCGTGGTTGTTGTTGGGACTGGTGGTTCCGCACCTTCAACAAAGTCTTCTCGTTTCCTTGTTTTTCGAATGTCTGGAACATATTTAATTGTTGAGAATATTGGTTGTCCGTCAACCACCAATCTTGAACCACCTATTATTCTACCAGATACTTTTCTTCTTGCTAAACCCATAACAATAAATATTATCTTTTACCAAATAACCAACCATATTCCATATAATCTCGTCTGGATGGTCCAGAATTATCCCTACTAAATCTATCGTTTTGTGCGTTCATATTTGGAACCATAGGGTCAAAATGAATTTGTTTTCCAACTGAATCGTTATTTGCAACAGTCCAAGATTCAATCATAATTTTTGTCTTTTCTGTTACTTTTTCTAATTTTTGAAATGATGATTCCCCAACATAAATTGCCATTGATATACCCATAATAAGGTCATCGTGTTGTCCTTTTTGGTGATCTGGTCTTCCATTTACATAAACAAATGTGTTCATTTCGTTATATAATCTAACACTCCTTATCTTAAATTTGTGTCTAACATATTCTTCAAATGCGGCAATTATCTGAACTCGTTTATTGTTAAAGTTTATTCCTGGTATTTTATCTACAGTACTTTTATTTACAGCCCAAATATTCATAGAATCAACACCATCAATGTATAAATTTTTATAACCTAATTCCTGCATCTTTCTTACGGTTGTAATTCCCATACCACCAGTAATATCCACAACACAAAATGCATTATACATCATTCCCCATTTATATGCTATTTCAGCAAGTGCATCAGGTGGGATTTTTCCAACATATTCCAGAACTTGTTCTCTTTCATCAAAATCAATTATCTGGATTGATGAAAAATCTTCACTATCACCACGAGAAACATCAACACCCATAATGTATTTATGACCTTGTATTGGTTCTTTCCACATTAAAAGAGCGTTACCCATCATTTTATTTGGTGCGTCTTGTATTGTATTTGTTTTAATATAATCCAATTGTTTTGAGTCAAATACATTATCACCAGACCCAAGAAACTCACAATTAAGCTCTTGGTTTATCTTCCTTTTATCATATTTTAGTTTTTTAACCATTTTTTCATACCAAGTTGAGCATGGTTTGTATCCTTGGTTAAAAAGTTCTTTTATTTTTTCATAATCTCTACCATAAGGGTCACTATCTCCAAACGATATGTTTTTACTATGGTCTTTTTCTTCTTTATTCAAAAGGTAATCAACCATATCATCAGTTGGAACCAAATATAAATCTTTCGAATATCTCGGATCCTTCCACCAAAACATTTCAGAAATTTTAAAGTTATTAATTCCTTTTGTTGCTTGATTGTAAATTTCATAATAAATTGGGTCATATCCGTTTGGTGTTGAGACAACAATTACTTTACCACCGGTAGATAGTGATGCCATACAAGCTGCCCAGAAATCACCATCGGCTTCGATAAACGCGGCCTCATCAAAAACGAGAACTGTTGGTGTATAACCCCTTAACGCATCTCGTGATGTTGCAACAGCTTTCACTTCACAACCATTTGTTAATTTATAGTGTCTTTGTGAGTTCTTATCAGCTGAAAATCCAGTTCCAACCCAACTTGGCCACTGATCAACAAAAGCTCTAATTTTATTTGCCATCTCCATTGAGGTGTCGAGTTTGTTTGCAATAATCAATATTTTTTCTGGTCTTTCTTTTTTTGCAAATACAAGTTTTTTTGATACCCAAGCGGCGGTTACTGTTGATACACCGGCTTGTCGATATTTTAATGCTATATTTTCCTCATATTCTTCATAATCTTTGAGGAGTGATATTTGATCTGGAAATAATTCTAATGGGACATATTTTGATACTGTATTATCATATGTTTGTAAATATGTTCTTAATGCGTATGGGGTATCCTTCATACATCTAACATATTCTAACATTAATTGTTCTTTTGATAAACTCATAAAGATTTTTCTATATAAATATCAAAACCCCCAGTTATTTTCATAAAAGGGGGTTTATTGAATGTTATGTTTTATTTATAATCCTAATTGTGATAAAATATCATCATCTTCCTCATCTTCTTCATTTTCATCATCTTCTTTTAGTTCGTTAACAAGTTCGTCAACCATTCTTTGTATTTTTTGTTTTCCAGATGGTTTTTCTTCTAACACATCTTTAAATAAATCAAAGAATTCTTTTGCCGGCATTGCACTTATCTTACTAAAAAGATACAACTGAATGTGTTTTTTATCATCTTCACTTAAAATATCAAGTGGGTATGATTTTTGTAATAATTCCCAAAATACTGGGCCTAATTTTAAATCCCAAGCTTCAGCTGGAACCGTATCTTCTGCCGCCATTACCATTTCAGCTTGTCTTGGGTCATCAGGTAGTCCTTGAGTTCCAAGAACTTCGTGAACACCTTTAACAAGTTCGTGAACCAGAGTTGGAAAATTAACACCTCTTGCAATTACTGTTGGTGGGTCTGTTGTGTCATCAACTTCTGATGTACCAATTTCACCACCACCTTGTCCTGACATTGCCGCCAAAGTTTCTTCTGGGTATAACCAGTATAGGTGATCTACAATTGCTGTTGATAAACTATAGTATTCAATTAAATCTGGATTAATATCATTTAATTTTTCCGAAACCAAATGATACATATATTGTCCTTTTTTTGCTGCACCACCAATAAGAGCATTTATCATTCTTCTTTTTGCTCTTTCCATATCAAAATTATCCATAGCATCTAAAAATGCTTCAACGTCATTTTCGTGTTCTTGAGCACTCTTAAAAGCTTGTGTCATTTCTTCTCTTGATGGTTCTTCAGCTTGTCTTCGCATCCTTTGAGTTGATTCACTTTGACCCGTACCAATAAGTTTTGCGTCAAATTGTAATTGTCCGGCTGGTATTCCAAGTTCTTTTTTAACTAATTCAACGGCCATATTTTCAAGGTCATCTTTGTATCTACTTTCAATTCTTGATGTTTGTTGAATCGCTTGTGAAACCAACATCATTAAACTCATTAAAGGATTTCTACTACTTAGTTGTGCTGTAGAACCAGTTGTTCTTTGGAGAACAGTTCTTAACTTACTAATTGTATCATTAAATCTTTTTGAAGAAACAAGTTCAACAAAATCCCTACTCATTTTTGGCATAGCTGGGTGTTTTGAATATGGTGTTTCCTTACCCAAAATTTTTCTTTCTATACTCGGATCCATTCTATCCGGTCCTTCATAATCAATTGGAGCTTCGTTTAAAACTCTTTTTACGATATTATCAATTTCTCTATTTGTTAAATTTCCCATTTTTAAATTATTTTAATTTCACACCAAGTTTATTCCAACTAAGCCAAGTTGGTATTTCTTTGTCACCAGTTGCTTTTGGTGCTGGTTTGTGTTTTGGTTGGAATGGATTCTTCTTACCTGGATCTTTTTCTTTTGTTCGTTCTTTTGTTCCCGGTCTTACTGGTGCTATTGTTTGTTCTTTAAATTCTTTTTTAGCTTTTGGTGCCGGTTTGTGCTTTGGTTGGAATGGGTTTTTTCTATCCTTATCCTTTTCTTTTGTTCTTTCTTTTGTTCGTTCTTTTTCTTTTGTTTCTTCAGCCATTTCACCACCTGCTGAAAACATTCTTCCAATTGGTCTTTTCATTTCTTTTCCTTCATCTTTCGAAAACATAGTATTTTTTTTCGGTTGTTTCAACATAAAAGGCTCAGAATTTTTTCTTTCATTAACAGATTGAACTAAATTACCTTTTGTCATAGCTGGATTGATATAATCATCCATCATTTCAACGATTCTATCTTCCAAGAATTGTTCGTAATTTTCTTTGGTTGTTTTCTTTTTTACAGTTTTTTCTGGATGTTTTTTTTCTGGCATATCTTTATATTCTTTTTTAGATGTGCTATCTGAAAATTCTTTTGCCATTTTACACCACTTTTCTTTTGTTTTGCCTGATGAATTATTACATCTAGCCCAGAACAAACCTTGTTGAGCTTTTGATTCAAATCTTTCAGTCATTTCACCTTCAGTTGTTGGCATACCATCACTTGTAGCGTCTGGGTCGTTAACAACATTTATATTTTCATCTTCACTCATTTCCCCTGTAGAACCTAAAGTCATAGATATTTTTTTGGTTGCGGGATCTATATGAATTCCTTTAGATGCTAAGTTTTTTTGGTCTGTTGCGTTGTTAGGGTCATAAGTAACATTTGTAACAGTTTGTTTTACTTCCTCATTCAAATTTTGTTTTAAAAATCTTTTAGCTAAAACTTCAATTTGTGTTAAGTTTAATTCTGAAATGGTATTAGGTTTAATACCATTTTCTAATAATATTTGTATGTATTTTTTAGTTTTCATAAACCATTTTTTTTTCAAATTCTAAAATTATGTCCCTTTCGTACAATTTATCTTTTATTTCTTGTTCTGTTTCTCCGAATTTAAAAACTAATCTTTTGATAACAGAAAAATCAACATCGTTACTTTCTTTTTCCCACCCTAAACATAACACACCATCCATAGAATCTAAAACAGAAAAAACATCAGACTCTTGAACCAAATCTAATGTCATATTCCCCTTATGTAGTATTCCAACTTTTTTGATGTATTCCATATCCGGTGGT